CAAATTGTTGTTATGTCCATAGATAAATCTTCGGTTCCATCGCTGAAGTTTTGTGTCACGAACAAATTGCCAAGAACTGTCGAACCAGTAACATAATCAATATCCGACTGTCCGACATACCCACCTGACATTGCTCCAGAAAGATTCCAAACGTCTGTCATTCCAGAAGCCGTTAGCCAATTGCAAGAGCCAACATCACGGTAAGCATTTGAGTCAATCCCATGACCTTCTGTCCAAGATTTGCTTATCGGATACACAACAACATTAAAATCTGATGGGACAGTATCATTGTGGAGAACATCAAACATCTTTAACGTGAACTTGGCATTTGCCAAATTGGTTCCAGTTAGAAGACCATTTGAGCCTGTTATATCCCTTATGGGCTTGAAGTTAAACTTAGCAAGGATTCTTGAATTCTCTATTGGGGCTGTTGTACCTGACAAGGCTGACTCATCATACAGCTTGAATAAACTAAGAACAGACGCCTTGCCAGTATTGGCATCGTCAGCCCTGAACGAACTATTCACAATCTTGTTTTGTATGTAAGCATCTTTTTCGCAGTCTAAAAATATAATCATCTAATTGTCCCTCTAGCTTGTTTTGCCTTGGATATCAAATTCTGGAAACCTGACATGGAATGTTGAATCTTTAGGGCAAACAACTATTCCCCTGTCTTCAATCATGGAGTAAGGCTCTGCCGAATATGTTCTGCTGTCAAAATTATTGGTCCTATTGAAAAACTCAACGTCATAAACCGAAACAACACCATCAACATTGAATATAACATCCCTAACATCGGACACCAATATTGATTGACCAATTTGGAAGTTCCCTATATCGAAATACGAATATAATGACGCAAGGGTTGCAGACAAGACCTCTTGCTTGTTGAACCCCTTTTGCACAACAATTGAATAGCCCATTGACAGATCTATGATTTTTGCATCATAAATTTCCACCCTATCATTAATCAAGGAATTGAACGACAGGAACTTCCTTATGTTCTCCTTAAGGGTCGTTGGGGATTGAGTTAATTGTCCTGCGGTGTTTCTACTCAAGATTCTTAACTCTGTAACCAATGGTGTTGAAGAGGGTGCGACCATCACCCTGTAGACTCTGCCGAATTTTGACGGCATAGAGTAGATCCTTGATATGAAATCCTCTTTTGTGACGACTCTGTTCTGAGAGGCATAGAATGCTCCCAAGTTATTCTCTATTTCCTGTATTGTTTGCCTTGCCTCGCCGCCTGAAGCCTGAGAAGCGTTTGATACAACCACAGAACCAACCGTACTCGCCCTTGTTGAACTTCCTGCCGTGGAAGATGCGGGGAACTCAGCCAACAGCCTGTCAATTGTGTTTATTGAGCCACCAGCAACATTGTGTGATAGCCCACCTCCAACTCTATATTTGATGGTCATTGTGGTGTTGGATGGAGCATTGCCAAATGTTCTTGTCCTTAAAAATCTGTTTGGGTCGATTGAAAAGTTCGATACTGTTGTTTTACCGTACATTGGGACAGAAAATTGGGCGGGGTCTGGAACAATGTCATTGTCCTCTGTTCCGCTTTTGCCAGAACCAAATGTAAGTGTCGTCAATCTGGTGTCAATATCATAATTGCTGGTGCATCTATATGGTGCCGGTTTTATCGTTAGCACATAGGGTACATCACCAGAATCTGCTGCGATATTCTCAAATGCTTCAAATATTGTGTCTTGGGAGAGGTTGTCAACAATAAAGTATTCATTACCCTCTGCGTCAAACACACTCACCACCTCTGTAACATCTTCTTCAGACAATGCAATTTTTGGAAATGGCGCATACGATCCAATGGAGATTGATTGTGTTTTTATCTCCCCAGATACACAAGAACCAGCTTGCTCAACGAAAAATGTTGACGGATTTCCATCTGAGTCTATGCTGGCAACAATTAGGTCAAAGGAGTTATACTTTGAAAAGTCAACATCCTCCAGCAACTCAAATTGAATCCCCGAATCAGACGATACCAGTGTTCCCTTTTTTACCTTTAGCAAATACCTTGAGTCTGGGAGACTATCTGCTGCTGGGATCTCTGCTTGAAACTGGCAAGATATTGTGCTTGGTGTTGGGGGAACTGGGTTGTACCCGAATTGCTTTATCTTCTTGTTTATGTTCTTAAGCTCCCTTGGTGCAAAAACTTCGTTTAGCTGCCGGTCCATATAGAAAGAGAGGACATCACCAACATATGCCCCAATATCAACAAACATCCCAGCAACAGAAGGCTCGGAAAAGTCCTTTATGTTATCCCCGAAGTGTGCGCGGGAATAATTTATTAGATCTTCCTTGAAGGAAGAGAAGTCTTTATTGAGATATTTGATATCCTTCTTTTTGGTTGATATAGCCATTAGTTGTTGTCTCCCATAAAATTACTGTGCAACTGATAAATCTAAGGCAAGAGTCTTGTCAGAGATGGATGGAACTGAGTAGGTTATTTTGACGTGCGCTAACGACGCCTCATTGAAGTCATTGTCCGACTCAAAATTGACTGACAACTCATCAAGACTCACAAATGGCATATACTTGCCAACCGTGGTGTTTATGTTTCTTGCCAAAACCTCTTCTGTTTCTGATACATCAAGCTCAAACAACACAACCTTCAAGTTAGCCCCAAGATCTGGCATCATCACCCTTTCACCGTGGTTGGTTAGAATCAGGTTCTTTAGGTTGTCCTTGATTTGATCCAATGGTCTTGTGTGCATCCCAAATATACCGAATCTTGAATCCGTAGCTAACGGTGTCTTTATGCCAATAGGCTCTTCAGATCTCTCGATAAGCCTGTCTGATTTCAATACTCCAACATTTTTAAACGATATTGTCATACATGTATATATGCTTGATAGTTGTGTTTTTGACTAAATATTATGACCAGTTAACTGTAACAGGTGCTGCCGGGGCAATGGTTGACTCTGTTATCCCGGTTATTGCCCAATTGTAAATGGCTTCGGATATTTCCTTGGCAATATCTCCTGATGTGACACCTATTGCATCATCCTCTGTTTCAAACACTGGCGGCAGAAAGTCGAGGGGTGGTATGGAAGAGACAAGAGATTGACCGGGAGATGGTGGTGGTGGTATGGGGAATACTGGCAATGTATTTTTTACAACCTCATCGGCAGATAACGTAACTGCCACAGTCAATAGCCCTGAAAAAGCCAAGTCCTTTTCCAAACCATCGAAAGAAATGCCGCTCTGTAGTAACCCTTTATATGTTGGCAAAAGTGCTGTTGGCTCTGGTGGAGCAGCTATCACTATTTCTGAGAAAAAATCAACTATAACCTTCTTCCACTGCTCTGCTGCATCTGCGGCATCTGGGTTAGGGTTATCGAGCAAGTTCTTTATGCCATTTTCCAGATTTTCTTGGGATAGTGCCATTACTTTGTCAAATCCTCTTTAATCGTTATGTTTTTAGACAGAAATGACTTGAAGTTTGGACTCTCCAGCGCAATGTCGTTTGAGGGACCAGATGGACCAACACCTGTCGGATGTATGTGATTCGTCAATGCATTTTCCAAAAACTCAACCAACTTATCACCAAGGACGGCATGTTCAGTTGCACCGTTGCCAAGATTAATTCCTACTTTGCTATCAACAGTAACCGTACCATCTGCCTTCATTATGATCGATCCCACAGTTTGAGCAGCGGGGTCATGTTGCGGCAAATCCTTAATGGAGATGTCAATAAAGCTCTCAGCACTATTAGGATCAATGCGAATCATCCCCTTTTTGTTTTGTGTCTCAATTAGAATAATGCCATCTGGGTTTAGGACAATGCTTGAGCCAATATTGGGTTCATCGTTGGTGTTTGTGGTTGGAGAAAAATCATTTGTTGTAATGGTGTTTTCATCAACGACCCTTGCTTGATTCAGGCTCTCTATTTTTACGCTGTGCCTTGCAATGTGTCTTATACAATCAGATTTGGCTATAACAAAAGAGGATTCTTCTGTAGTTCTGTCAAGGAGTTCGTCTTTGTTATCATCCCAGCTTGCGTCCTCATCCTTGTCACCAGATGGAATTGTTGAGATTGCGCCGCCATCTTCGCTATAATCAAAAAGTGTAATTTCCCCGTCGATTGTTTTCATCAAATGGCTTGTTGTGGTGAATGTAGTATCTCCATCACACTTCATACACATATAGTTTCTTGCTCTGTCCCTCACAAAATCTGGCTCTCCCTCAAGCTCATTCATAAGCCTACTGCGAGATATACCATCCTTCGGCTGATTACCCTCACCTGTAATTTGTTTGCCCTCTGCGTCCTGTCTCTGTCCACCCCTACCGCAAACAATGTCTATAGCTCCCGCGCCTTCCCTCAACCCGCTATCACGATCTCCCGGTCTATCGACTTGAAGGACGATCATGTTGTTATTACTGCCCATTAACACCAGATCATCACCACGTTTCATAAACCTTGGAACAGCCTCATACACAGACATTGAACTTTTAGCGGCAAAAACTGGATCTACATCCCCGGAATCGGCTGATAGTGGAGTGGGGGAATTGCTTTGAGGTTTAGGGGTATCATAAACAACCTTGCCGGTGGACGGGTCTATGGTTGACGTTGCCTCAATCTCTGCCATCTCAGCCGCTTCAATAGCACTAATACCATCGTTGAATTTATCAGCCGAATTCACATAAT